AATCAACTTGACCTCGGATACGTTCCGATTGGCTCTGTACACCAACGATGCAACGCTGGATCAAACCACCACGGCCTACACCACGACAGGAGAAGCGTCTGGTGGAAACTATGCGGCGGGTGGTCAGATCGTGACAACTACGGTCACGTCTCAAACAACAGCGGCTGGCAGCGTTACGTATGTGACTTTTTCTTCTCCGTCATGGACAGGCGCGATCACAGCCCGTGGCGCGTTGATCTACAAAGCTGGTGACAACGGTGCAGTCTGTGTCCTTGACTTTGGCAACAACAAAACATCAACCACCTCATTCACCGTGACGATGCCTGCAAACACAAGCACATCCGCACTCATTCGACTTGTTTAAGGAGTAAGAAATGTCAAGCATAGAAAAATCCCAAGCCGCCGACACTATCGGTAGTGCAATTACAAAGACTCTGCAATCAGGCGAGTCAGCTACTGCTAAGGGTGTTTACACCATGCAGTGCTTTGACAAAGATGGCAACCTAAAGTGGGAAGCCAAATGTCCCAATCTGGTAGTCGACGTTGGCCTGCAAGACATGAACAACAAGTACTTCCTTGGCAGTGCCTACACCGCCACTTGGTACATTGGCTTGTATGGCTCAGGCGCGTCCAACAGCCCTGCGGCTGGCAACACTATGGCTTCACACAGTAGCTGGACAGAAGAGACCGGATACAGCCAAGCAACACGCCCAGCTTGTACGTTTGCCACACCAACCACAGCCAACCCATCTGTGGCTACCAACTCTGCCTCCCCTGCTGTTTACAGCATCAATGCCACAGCAACTATTGGCGGAGCATTCTTGGTCAGTGACAACACAAAAAGCGGATCGACTGGTACTCTGTACTCTGCTTCTGATTTCACATCCCCCGGTGACCGCTCTGTTGTGTCTGGTGACACATTGAACGTTACATACACACTCAGCTTGGCTGGTTAATAGGAGCGCATGATGGCAACATTTAAAAAAGGCGATGTCGTAAAGTTAACCGGTGTTGTACCGCAAGGCCCAGTGCTTGCGATGCGAATGGATGAAGACGGCAACGTGTCTTACTTGATTGAGTGGACAGATGCTATTGGAAACACCCAGCAGCGTTGGTTTGCAGAATCTGAGTTGGTTGCAGCTTGATATGAGTGGGGCATGACGAGTGTTTGGATTCACCGCATTCTCACAAGCCCCGTTCTCGTCGCTTGACGGTAACGTATTTAACGTATTTAATGTAAATATTGCGGAAACTGCCACAGCGACGGATAGCACATCTTCGTCTTTAATTTTTAGTTCTTCTATTTCTGAAACCGCTACCGCATCTGATGCGGTTGCATCACTTCTGACCTATCTGGCAGCGGTATCTGAGACATCGACAGCAACAGACGCAATTTCAGCGGCAGCAGTACTTCTAAGCGCGGTATCTGAATCTTTTACCGCCACGGACGCTGTATCGTCCACAAAAGATTTTGCTGCGGCTATTTCAGAAAACTCATCTGCTACAGACTTAGTTTCTGCTATACAAACATTTGCCACTACGATTGCGGAAACAGTAACGGCAACGGATTTAATTTCTGGCAAACAAAGTTTTGGTGTTACGGTTTCAGAAGCAGCTACTGCCACGGACAGCGTAGCTTCTTTATATATCATTGGCTCCGCAGTATCGGAAACATCAACAGCAACAGATTTAATTTTAGCCAACGCCACGTTCCCGACTGCGGTAAGCGAAACCTCAACTGCCGCAGATTTAATCTCCAGCAAGCAAACTTTTGCTACAAACGTAGCTGAGACAGCAACAGCGACGGACTCTGATTCGGCAACACCGGTCTATTTAGCTCAGATTGCAGAATCAGCGACAGCGACAGAGACGGTGTCTAGTTCGTTTGCCTTCCCTGCGGATGTAAGCGAGTCTGCAACCGCCACGGATTCTGTAGCTGGCTCATTCCTGTTCTTTGGCAACATAACTGAGTCTTCCGTGGCAACAGATGCGTTTAATGCTGCTGCCACTTTTGCGGTGCTGCTTGAAGAGTTTGGCTCAGTTATTGACGGGGCGGTGGTAACTCAGGTCTTCCTGTGCGCCATCCAAGAAACTATCACGGCATCGGATTCGTTCTTTGCCCGGTTTTTGTGGGAACTCATCAACGACAGCCAAACCGCAGCGTGGGTAAATATAGATACCTCAGAAAGCACAACTTGGGCGACAATCAACGCTGCACAAACTGTGAGCTGGGCAACTATAAACACCGCAGAGTCCGCTGATTGGGCGGAGATCAACACCAGCAACCCCAATACTTGGACAAAGATTGGGACAACCTGAGAGTAAAAAATGGCATTGGTTTTAGCTGACAGAGTTAGGGAAACTACCACCACCGCTGGTACAGGTACAGTCACGCTTGCTGGAGCCGTGACGGGATTTCAATCATTTGCGGTTGTTGGCGATGGCAACACCACGTACTACACAATTGCTGGGCAAGGCACTTCCGAGTGGGAAGTTGGGATCGGCACATACACATCCTCTGGTACGACGCTTGCCAGAACAACTGTTTTATCTAATAGCTCTGGTACACAGCCATCAGCATTAAATTTTTCTGCCGGAATAAAAGATGTATTTGTTACATACCCCGCTGGAAAATCTGTAAATTTAGACGCATCCGGTAATGTTAGTGCGTTAGGCACAATTAATTCAGGCATTTGGGGGGCTACAACCATCGCAGTGGCTTCCGGCGGTACAGGTGCAACAACTTTAACGGCCAACAACGTGCTTCTTGGAAATGGGACGTCGTCTCCGCAATTTGTTGCACCGGGTACAAGCGGTAATGTTTTAACTTCAAATGGAAGCACATGGATTTCCGCCGCCTCTTTTGCATCTGGAACGGCTATGCTGTTTGCTCAAACAGCAGCCCCAACAGGATGGACAAAATCTACTACGCATAATGATAAAGCGTTACGAGTTGTTTCTGGAACTGCAAGCAGTGGTGGCAGTGTTGCTTTTACTACAGCATTTGCCTCGCAAGCTGTTGCGGGTACTGTAGGAGATACAACGCTATCTACCGCTCAAATTCCTAGCCACAACCATTTAGCTGGTACAAATACGGCTGGACTTCAAACTACAAAAGGCGGAGCATCACGCAGAGCAGCCGACGCAGGCGGTGCTGTAACAAGTTCAACTGGTGGCGGCGGTTCTCACAATCATACATTTACTGGCACAGCAATCAACCTTGCTGTGCAATACGTCGATGTCATAATTGCTACGAAGGATTAAATTGTGGAATTAAAAAACGGAAACTTTTGTCCCCTGCTTAAAAAAGATTGCGTTGGTCTTCAATGTGCATGGTTTACCCAAGTAAGAGGTAGCAACCCTAACACGGGGAAAGAGGTTGATGAATGGGCGTGCGCTATAGCTTGGTTACCTGTGTTGTTGATTGAAAACAGCCAACAACAACGGTCTACAGGGTCAGCAGTTGAGTCATTCAGAAATGAAATGGTTAAAACTAACGAGAATTCGCAACAAATACTACTGGCGGCAGTAAAAAACTCACTATTGGAGGTTAAGTAATGACAACACCTATGAGAGCAATAATTATTCCAAGTGACACTTTTTGCGCTGTTGATGGGGTTGGATTTAACGGAGTCACTATGGTATCCGTAGCGCCAGAAATACATGCAGTTCAGTGGTACGGGACTAACGGCGAAATTGAAATTCAAGATATAGTCACCGGGAAAATGATAAGCAATATTCAAATTACGAGTTTAGATGCCTTTCAAGCAGTGTTTGATTCTTATTGGGTGATTAGGGCCGCAGCGGAACACGAACAGCAATTATTAATAGATGAACAAACCATTACCGAGGTATAACTATGGAGTTTTCAGCGTACCCAGCATTTGGCTATGTTTTAGTGCGATGTAAAATTAACGCAGGAGAGATTATACAGGATATTTCTGTCGGAGCCAATAACGTCATGAATGTTTCCGCAGTAAGTGCAAATGGCGTTGCTACAGTTAACGGAAGTGAGTATGTGTGGCTACATATTTCTGGTCAGCAAACGTATACCGAGCAAGCTACAGGGGAAAAAACAATCCGCGTTCCGGGTTGGTGCAATCTTGTCGAAAACATTGCTGTTGGACTTCACGATATTCATGTAGATGTGTCTAGTGAGCATATTTGTTTTTCTACGCATCTTAACGAAACCCGCAACCCACAACTACCGCCCATTTCACTCTTTAAAATGTTTGCGGGGGGAAGCATGGTTGTTGAGCAAAAAACCAAGTTATATTTGGCGGAGGGGGTACTTGATGTTTCTGGGGCCAAAATACAAAAAATGAGACAGGTTTATTTTAAATCTGGGGCAAAAATAGTTGTTGCAGATACTGATTGCTTAGGGTTTATTTTTCATAATTAAAAGCCATCATGTTTGCGCCGTTTCTTCTTACTATAGACACCAAAAATGTGTTTTTGGCGGTGGAAAAACTTTTATGCAACGGGGAATATTTAAAACCACAAAAGTATGGCATTGCGCTGCGTCGGCAAAAATTGTTTACCTCCGTTCCTAACCGGATATATGATGCTCAAGAAAAAGACAAAGAGTATATATTGTCGCAGTTACCAAAAAAATTGTTACTGCTTGAAGAGCCAAAGCTATGGGTGATGGATATACGAGCCTCGCAAGAGGAAAATTCTATGCTTGCGCCGCACATTGATTTTGTACGCCTCACCACAGTTAATTTTTACAGCAATACAAATGGCGAGCGAACTTGCTTTTATGAGTACGGCGCGGGCGGGGCTATCGAAGAAATAGGAAGTTTTGTTGCCAAGGATGGGGAGGCGTGGGTTCTTGATGTAAGCAAACCACACGGGGTGGAACTAATACCCGGTAAGGTGCGGAGAGTTTTATCTCTTTCTTTTATTACAACTCCTTACGAACGTGTAATGGAAGCACTTTCATGATCAGATTTTCTGAATTTACAAAACTTCGACTGACTATGTTAATAGCGCATACTGGTGCTATCTGTGGTTTGGTTCTGATATGGGACGCAAAATGGCTTTTGTTAAGTGCCGCGTGCATTATTGCTTTTTTTTGGGTTGGGCAAGAGCTTTACTGCCACCGTTACCTATGTCATAGGTCGTTTGAAATGCCGTTATGGGTACAAAGAGTGTGCGTTATTCTATCAATATACAACTTGTTTGGTCACCCAATTGGGATTGCTGCAACGCATATCACGCACCATAAATATTCAGACACGAACAAAGACCCGCATCCCGCATTAACTCCTTGGCAATCATGGTTTTGGGTATCAAAAAATTTTAGTAACTCGGTTGACCAAGGCGTGGTAAAACGCCTTATGCGAGACCCTTGGTTAAAATTTATATCAGCGCATTACCTACTAATTTATTTTGGTACTGCATTTTTGATTGGGCTGTTTAGTATAAAAATATTGATATATGCAATACTTATACCCCATGTGTATGCGTTTGCGGCAATAGGTTTAATAACAGTGTTTTGTCATAACAAAGGATACCGACGATATAACACTGCTGACGCTTCAACCAATAACCATTGGGTAAACTTAATGTTAGGGTGGAATGGCGCTGCGTTTCACAATAATCACCACGCAAAACCAGCAAGGTATACAACCTCTGATAATTGGAACGAAATAGATTTAATTGGAGTGTTTGTTTATTTTCTGTTTTGCAAGAAGAAAACCTTATGAACTGTTCGTTATTTTATATGTTTCCAGTTGCTGTTGCATCTTTTAAAAGCGATAAGCACGAGGATTACAAGCGTGTGTTTTTTGACCGAATGCCCGAACACTGTATTACACACGAAAGTGGTCAAGGTCTAATTTCTGGCGAAAGTTCAGGAAAAGTGTACTTGCACACCGACGAGGCATTTAGACCATTTTTTGAATTTGTGTCGCAATGTATAGCAAGCTATTTGGATCAGTTGGCTTATGATAGATCGCGGATTGATATACATGTTATAAAAACGTGGATCAGTGTTACTGACAACCAAACCGCGACTCCTACACACGCACACGGCACTAGCCACCTATCGTTCGTCTACTACATGAACATGCCTAAAGAAGCTGATGCAATTGCATTCCAAATACAAAACTCGCCGAACGAGCCGTATTACGGCGCGTTTTCAGAGGGCGCTAATCGGCAGCGTTCACTGATCCTCGAACGCAATGCGCTCAATACCAATCAATCAATCATACTTGTTGAAGAAGCGCAGCTACTGGTTTTCCCAAGCCATCTTCATCATGGCACAGTAAAAATGGGAGATATAGGGGATAATCGGCGCATTGCGTTGTCAGGCGACGTGTTTTTGATTTTTAATGAACCCGCTCCAAATTACGCCACTGGCGTTTTTGACCCGCGCACGTGGCGATCTTTTGGGAATGCGTGTGTTGAATGATTGGTAGTTTTTTAAGTAAAGGATTGCTATGAGCAGCTCATATTCATCAAGTCTTCGTATCGAACTGATTGGCTCTGGCGACCAAGCCGGTGCGTGGGGCGCAACCACCGACAGCAATCTGGCATACGTTCTGGACACAGCCATCGCTGGGTATCAGGCGGTATCGGTGTCTTCGACCGCCCAAGCCCTGACCTATGTAAACGGGCCATCGTCTACAGCCAACTTGAACCAATCTGTGTACGCCATGTTGAAGTTCAACACCGCAGCAGCAGCCTCTGCCATCTACGCCCCGCCAGTGTCTAAACAGTACATCATCTGGAACAACTCTGGCTACACCATCACCATCTACAACTCTGCGGTTATTGGCGGAACATCTCCTCCATCAGCGCCAAACGGAATAGGCGTTTCAATTACCAACGGCAGTAAAGTCATGGTTTGGTCTGACGGGCTTAATTTCTATGAAGTACAAGCATCAAACTTAACGGGGACGTTGCCCATCGCCAACGGCGGCACAGGTCAGACCACAGCCAACGCAGCGTTCAACGCTCTGGCCCCAGCGCAGACATCCACGGTAACGGCTGGAAGTTTTGTTGTTGGCGCTACGTATACCATTTTGACTGTCGGCGACACAACATGGACATCAATTGGCGCAGCATCTAACACTGTTGGGGTCACCTTTGTAGCCACAGGCGTTGGCTCTGGGACAGGTACTGCAACCACCAAAGTTCCAAACAGATACTTAAAGTCGGACGGCACAGACACGTCTTTTGATTATTTAAATCTGTCTGATGCAACTACGGTTACTGCGGGTAGTTTTGTTATTGGCACGGCTTACACCGTCAGTAGTTTGGGGACAACAAACTTTGTCGCGATAGGCGCGGCATCTACTGCGGTTGTTACAGGCGCGGTTGCAACAACGGTTCTCACTGTGTCGGCGGTTTCTTCTGGAGCCTTGGCAATTGGCACGTACATCACAGGAACGAACGTAACCACTGGCACGTACATTGTGTCTTTGGGTACAGGCACAGGCGGGGTAGGCACATACAACCTGAACCAGAGCATGACCGCAGGCTCTACAACAATTACAGGCCAACCCTTAACCGGGACAGCTTTTATTGCGACAGGCGTAGGCTCAGGCACAGGAACGGCGGTGTTGGCTGATTACATTGGCTCGCTCCCAGTCTCTAATGGCGGAACAGGTGTTGGCTCTTTATCAGCCCTTGCTGTGCTTATTGGCAGTCTGGTATTCCCTGTTGGCGCTATTTACTCCAGCACATCCAGTACAAACCCCGGGACATCTCTGGGATTTGGGACATGGACTGCGTTTGGCGCGGGTAGAGTTATGGTTGGTAACGGTGTAACAGACACAGTTACAGTAGGCTCAGCAATAAACGCAGTTGTTACTGGTTCTGTCGCCTCAAACATTTTGACAGTAACCGCTGTTACATCAGGTGCTTTGGCTGTGGGTTCGTACATTACTGGCTCAGGTATTACTGTTGGCACGTACATTACGGCGCTGGGTACGGGTACAGGTGGTGCTGGTACGTACACCTTGAACCAAAGCATGTCCACCGGGTCAATTACGATTAGCGGACAGCCAATAGGTAATCTTGCAATTGGCTCCAAGTACACGATTGTTTCTGCTGGCACAACGGACTTCACGCAATTTGGCGCGGCTAACAATACGGTTGGCACTGTGTTTACATCAACCGGCAACGGTACGGGAACTGGAACGGCAAGTAAAACATACGTAGGCGGCGATACCGGCGGTAGTTCAAATGCAATTACTGTTAGCCACACTCACACAGCTACTTCTACGGATTCTGGACACACGCATCCTTATGCTGGTCATGTTACTGGATCAACTTTTCAGTACAGTGCTGGAGGAGGAAATCCCGGTATTGGAATACCATCTCAATCCGGTAGCACAACAAACTCCAGCACAGCAAATATTACAACAACAGTCGTGTCTGCGGGTTCAAGTGGCGCAAATGCAAATCTTCAACCATATATCGTCGTGTATATGTGGCAACGCACGGCCTGACGGAGTAGAAAATTGACCCGATCAGTATCCTCTTTGCTGCCAATGCCTGTGTCGCCGCTATTAAGCAGGGATGCAAGCTGTACAAAGACGCCAAAACGTCTTTCATGGAAGTCAAGAAGACTGTCAATGAGATTGTTTCTGATGCAAAGCAGGTTCGCAGTTTTTGGCAAAAGTTGTTTGGGACAAACCCCGAGCCAGCCGCGTCCCAGTCTGTGGCGAAAAAGAAAGAAACCTACATTGCCGTTGACGAAACCCAAGTCATGGCAGACATCGTCAGTCAGCTTACAAAGCTATTTAGGCTTGAAGAACAGTTAGCAACACACATCCGGGAGGCAGAAGAAAAGTCCAAGAACGTCTATGACCCTGATGCCAACCTGATGGAAGCTGCGTTGCAACGAGTGTTGGCGCAACAGCAGATGGCAGAACTGATAGTGACTGTTAGAGAAACAATGGTGTATCAATCCCCGCCTGAGTTGGGTGCGTTGTACAGCAGGGTATTTGAGATGCGGGAAACGATTGGTCAGGAGCAAGAACAGGCAAGGTTGAAACAGGAAGCGCAGCAGAGGTACAAGCAATGGCAACGGCAGGAGGCAAAAAGAAACCTTCAGGCAAAGTCAGCGTACCTGATAGCGACTACTATATTCCTCCTCTACCTCTGGTCGTTCCTCCTCCTCGTAAATCGTTGGGGGAAGACGTGATGGGATGGGTCGCTGCTTCGGTTTTGGTTGGGTTCTTGTTGCCGTTGCTTGGTTTGTTGTATCTGGATATTCTGGAGGCCAAGCAAGAAGTCAGGATGCAAGTAGAGAAGGTAGAAAAACTCAGGCGAGAGCTTGAACGAAAGGCAAGAGATGATTCCAATAGTAGCGTCCCTCCTCGGTAGCCTAGCCCAAAACGGGCTGGGGTTACTGTCGTCTGCCATCCAAGCCAAAGGCAAAGATGTTGTAGAAAAAACGCTTGGCGTAAAGATTCCTGACAACCCCACGTCAGAAGATGTTGCAAAGCTGCGAGAACTTCAATACGACCATGAAGAACGCCTGTTAGAGCTTGGCATAGAAAAAGCCAAGATGGAATTGGCTGAGATGGAGTTATTTGCAAAAGCCGCCCAAAGTGACGCAGACAACGTAACTGACCGCTGGCAAGCAGACATGTCCAGTGATTCATGGCTGTCTAAGAACATCCGCCCCATGAGCTTAATTGCCATTTTTCTAGGGTATTTCCTGTTTGCCATGATG